TGAAGAACAATTTGAACAGGATATGTTACCATTTGGTATAATTGACTCTGGATTTGAAGACATTACATTTACTGATGATAGTGGCCAACTCTGGGAAGTAGCTGATGAAGAACATCAAAGAAGTTATTTTTAGACTTCTTTACTAAATCCAAAATCCTCTAAATCTTCCCCAGGCCCGCGTTCTCTAATATTTTGAATTAATTTTTTAGCATCTGGATGTACTCTCGTAGAATTATACTGTAGTCTAGATTCACTTTTTGTACATATAATTAGATGCTTTGGATTAACACAACAATTATTTTGACAAACTTGATGTACTATGTTATTATCTGGTATTTCTCCATTGTAATGTTCGTAGGCAAACCTATGTGCTGGTATAGATTTTCCTTGAAAAGAAAACATACCATAACCTTGTTGTGTCCTCGCCGCTGTCCATTGCCAGCAGTTATTTTCTGAGTTCTGTTTTGCGATTTTGCGTAAAAAACGGTCAATTGGTTTCATGTTCAACTCCATTAAAACATTTATATCTCAGTAATTATTTATAATCTCAAGTAAGTTCTTTTTATAAATAATCATAGTAACATTCTACACAGAACACTTATTAAGGAGAGATGAAGATGGCATTTCAAGTAAGTCCTGGCGTAAATACTTCTGAAATTGATCTAACAACTGTAGTGCCTGGTATTTCTTCAGTTGATGCTGGTTTTTCAGGAGCCTTTAGATGGGGGCCAATCAACGATGTAACCCTAATTGATTCTGAAGATCTTCTGGTACAAACATTTCAAAAACCAGACGCCAACACATATTTGTCGTTTTTTACGGCAGCAAATTTTCTGAATTATTCTAATAGACTCCATTTAGTTCGTTGTGCAAATACAACTGGAGCTAAAAATGCTGCATCCACAAGTGGTGGCGCAGTTCTCGTAGCAAATAGTTCAGTATTCTATAATTCTTATGATGAAGGCCAAGCTTCTGTAGCAGCTACAAGAGGTGACGTTATGGCCAAGTATGCAGGTTCTTTGGGTAACAGTCTCAAAGTTTCAATTTGTGGCCCAACACGAGCCAACCTTGCATCTGGAAATACCGTAGTTGCTTCCAATTCAGACGTTACTTTGACAGGAACAGTAGCCGTTCATGTATCAGATAAATCCATAACAGGAACAGCTACATTATTTGGGCCTGAACTCAGAGTTGGAGATGTAATTACACTTTCTGGTAATACCTTTGTTATTGCTACAATAACAAGTAATACTGCTGGAACCGTAACCTCAAATCCAGCAACAGGTGCTATTAGTGCAACCACAGCTGTTCGTTTGAAGAGGTCAGCATACGCAGAACCTGCAAGAAATATGGTAGGAACCGTAGCGGTTACTGCTAATGTTGCAACAGTTACAGCAACAATGTCTAACGGAGAACAAGGTTCTGCTGCATTCGACAAACAATATATCGCAGGTGATATTATCAAAATTAATGGTGAAGAACGAAAAATTACAGAAGTAACGAGTTCTTCATCTATGACAGTTAATCTTGGTTTCACTAACACTGCAACAGCTCAAACTCATTCCAGAACTTGGGAATATGCTGGACTTTTCGATAAAGAACCAGTAACGACTCAAGGAACAGCTGATAAAGGTGGATTATATGATGAGGTACATATTGCAGTTGTTGATGAAGATGGAGAATGGACAGGAACACTCAATGAGGGTCTTGAACTTTATACTGGCCTTTCAGTTGCAAAAGGTGCTAAGTATGAAGATGGAACAAAAGCATATTATGTAGATGCTCTTAATCGTAGGTCTAAGTATGTTTGGTGGGCTGACCATAATGCAATAGGAGATGCTTATTCAAGTGGATCACCCGCTGTAGTATATTCTGTAGATTGGGGAACAACTCAAGGTGTTTAATTCCCACACTTCTTCCGGCCCAATGATTTCAACTTCAAGTCTTGGTGGTGGAGTCGATGGAACTGATGTTTCTGATGGAGATAAAATTACAGGATTTGCAAAGTTTAAGAATACTGAAGAAACCGATATTGGTTTACTCATTACAGGTGATGCATCAGCAACGGTTGCTATTGATGCTATTGCAATTTCAGAACTTAGAAAAGATAGTGTAACATTTGTTTCTCCATTACAGGCTCATGTAGTCAATAATGAAGGAAGTGAAGTAGATGATATTGTATCTCACAGAACAGATCTTGGTACTTCTTCTTATGCATTTCTTGATTCTGGATGGAAATATCAATATGACAGATATAATGATGTATATCGGTATGTTCCGTTGAATGGTGATATTGCTGGACTTTCTGCATCTACTGAAGCAAATAGAGATGCTTGGTATTCTCCAGCTGGATTTACCAGAGGTGGTGTCCGAAATGTTGTAAAACTTCCATTTAGTCCACGGCAGACAGAAAGAGATACCCTTTACAAAAATGGTATTAATCCAGTTGTCACATTCATGGGTGAAGGTACAGTTCTCTTTGGAGATAAAACATTACTTGCAAAACCAAGTGCTTTTGATAGAATTAATATTAGAAGATTATTTATCATCTTGGAGAAAGCGATTTCTAGATTTGCAAGAGCTCAACTGTTTGAATTTAATGATGCATTTACAAGAGCACAATTTGTAGGTTCAGTCGAACCATTCTTGAGAAGTGTACAAGGACGAAATGGTATTACAGATTTCCGTGTAGTGTGTGATGATTCTAATAATACAGGAGATGTTGTTGATAGAAACGAATTAGTAGGTGATATCTATGTTAAACCAAATCGTGCAATCAATTACATTCAACTTAATTTTGTAGCAGTAAGAAGCGGAGTTGAATTTTCTGAAATTATTGGATAATATCATAAATAGTAATGATACAATATAGGTGGGGGAAGACGATAGTAGCTGAAGAGTGTACTTATAAAAATAAACTTCCCCACCCTACTTTTTAATTTAGCTATCGGCCCGAAAGGGTATAAAGGAGAATAATGTCTTTTACAATTAATACATTTAGATCATCTATTGGACGACAGAATGGAATATCCCGGCCTAATCTATTTGATGTGATTATCAGTGGCCGGGGAGCTACTGATATCCCACTTAATTTTTTGTTTCAAGCTAAAATAGCAACAATTCCACCATCTACATTGGGGGTAATTGAAGTTCCTTATTTTGGAAGAATGATTAAAGTTCCAGGCAATAGAACTTTTGATAATTTATCTCTTACTGTCATTAATGATACAAATTTTTCAGTTAGAAATCCTGTTGAAGCGTGGATGGCAAAATTTAATAGTCATCAAAGTAATGAAGCTAGTACTACTGATGAAACTACATTAACGTGTAATATTCAAATAACACATTATGGAATAAAAGGGAATAGTGAAGTCACTGGTATATGGAGATTTGTTAATTGTTTTCCAGTGTCTTTGGGCGAAATTGGTCTTGATTGGGGATCAAATGATACTGCTGAAGAATTTACAATTGATTTTGCTTATGATTATTGGACACACCCCGGCGGTGCCGAATAATTTACTTTATAAATATATTATAGTAGAAACCTTTCCAATTAACTAGGGGCATGGGGGCTTCTCAGCCCCTCACCTCTAGGAGTATATTAATGGCTATTGAATTATTTGGTTTTACGATTGGAAGAACACAGAAACAAAAGGAACAACAAGAAAAAGTTTCTTTTACCCTTCCGCAAAGTGATGATGGTGCAATTGATGTAGCAGGAATGCCAGGTGGTGCGTATGCTACCTATCTGGACATGGAAGGTGCTACAAAAAACGAAGCAGACCTAATTTCCCGATATCGTCAAATGTCACTCTATCCAGAGTGCGAACTCGCCGTAGATGATATAATCAATGAAGCCTTGGTTGTAGATAGGGAAGAATCTCCTGTTGCAATTAATCTAGAAAATGTCAATATATCTCCAAATATCAAAGAGAAAATTGCTGTAGAATTCCATGAAATATTAAACCTACTTCGGTTTAGGGATACCGGCTATGATACCTTTAAAAAATGGTATGTTGATGGTAGACTCTATTATCATATAATCATAGATCAAAATAATCCAAAAAAAGGTATTCTTGAATTAAGACCAATAGATTCTCTTAAAATAAAAAAGATTAGACAAGTTCAACCACCAAAAGACCCCACTAATCTTACAGCAATACCTATTGTTGATGAATATTTTGCCTTCAATGAAGAAGGTATGGCTAATCAAAAAATTGGGCAAGTTGTTCATATTTCACCAGATTCAATAGCATATTGTCATTCTGGACTTCTAAGCGAAGATAGAAAATTAATACTCTCTTATCTGCATAAAGCCATCAAACCTCTCAACCAACTCCGAATGATAGAAGATGCGGTAGTCATTTATCGTATTTCAAGAGCTCCAGAACGTAGGATTTTCTATATTGATGTTGGTAACCTTCCAAAAATTAAAGCAGAACAGTATCTTAAAGATATCATGACCAGATACAAGAATAAGATGGTCTATGATGCAAGTACTGGTGAACTCAGAGATGACCGAAAACACATGAGTATGTTGGAGGATTACTGGCTCCCAAGGAGAGAGGGTGGAAGAGGAACAGAAATTTCTACACTCCCAGGCGGTGAAAATCTTGGTGAACTGGAAGATGTTCTTTATTTCCAGAAAAAACTTTATAAATCTCTAAATGTTCCATCTTCACGATTAGATCAAGAATCTGGATTTGTACTTGGACGGGCCCAAGAAATTTCCAGAGATGAGGTTAAATTCACCCGCTTTATTGAAAGACTAAGAAATCGGTTTGGGCATCTTTTTAATACTTGTTTGGAAAAACAACTTATTCTAAAAGGTATACTTACTCTTAATGATTGGCGAATGATTGAACAAAAAATATTCTATGAATGGCAATCCGATTCTCAATTTGCTGAACTTAAAGAAGCTGAGATGATTCAGGAAAGACTCAATCTTTTACAGAGTATGAACTTTGCTGATGAGATTGTCGGTAATTTCTTTTCTAAGGACTATGTAAGAAGAAGAATTCTTAAACAAACTCAAGAGGAAATTGAACAGGAAGATAAACAAATAGAACTTGAAAAAGCAACTGCTCCAGCAGCACCAGAGGGTGAAGATGAATATCAAGCTTTCGTTCCAAAAAATGGTGGAAATATACAAGAAGCTCTTGACAAAGTAGTAGAAAAAAAGATTGTTGATAAAGAACAAGAGAAAGAACTTAAAAACAATCTTAATGATATTTTCAAAACAGTTTTAGAAGAAGGTTCTGATGATTTCAGAG